ATACAGGGTATAAGATGACATACTTGAATTTAGTAAACAACGTACTAAAAAGACTTCGTGAAGCAGAAGTCACCACAGTAACACAGAATACCTACTCTTCTATGATTGGGGAGTTTGTGAACGATGCCAAGGAGTTCGTAGAGGACGCTTGGGACTGGTCTGCTCTACGTACTACCATTGTTGTGTCTACAACATCAGACGACTATAGCTATTCTCTGACTGGCTCTGGCATTAAAGACAAGCTGCTGGATGCTGTCAACGATACCTCTAATCTCAGGATGATACAGGACTCTAAAGCTCGCTTTAACGAGAGACAGTACATATCCACTGCTGCCACAGGCGCACCTCTGTACTTCACTTTTACAGGTGTTGACGGCAACGATGACCGTACTATTGATGTGTACCCTACGCCCAACGGTGTGTACTCTCTGCGCTTTGACGTAACTTCAAGAGAAGACAAGCTCTCTGATGACGCTACAGACAGTGTGCTTCCTCCGAGTCCTATCATTCACTTGGCGGTGGCAATGGCTGTGCGTGAGCGTGGTGAGACTGGTGGTACGTCAACTCAGGAATACTTTGCTATAGCCAACACTTCACTGTCAGACGCTATAGCTCTGGACGCTGGACACTTCCCGCACGAGACTGAGTGGAGAGCCGTTTAATGGCGCAACAGTTACAGAACATCACCATTGCAGCTCCCGGCTTCTTTGGTATCAACACACAGGACTCGCCTATTGGCTTGAATCCTTCGTTTGCGTCTATCGCAGACAACTGTGTCATTGACCAGTATGGTCGTGTTGGTGCTAGGCAGGGCTACACAGCGGTAACTACCAACGGTGCTTCTGTGCTTGGCACTAGTGCTGGCATTGAGATGATACACCAGTACAGGGACTCTGATGGCAATGAGGTGGTTCTTTCTGCTGGCAATAACAAGATATTCTCTGGCACTACCACGTTAGTTGACGAGACACCAGCACTGTACACTATTACTGCTAACAACTGGAAGGCCGTCAATTTCAATGACCACACATACATGGTACAGCGTGGCTATGAACCGTTAGTGTACTCAGACCATTCTGGCGTAGTAGAAGCTATGTCTAACCATGCACACGCTACAGGCACACCGCCAGAGGGCAATGAGATACTTGCTGCTTACGGCAGGATATGGATAGCTGACTTTGAGACTGACAAGTCCACTGTGTACTGGTCTGACTTGCTCAACGGCTCAGGCTTCTCTGGTGGCTCTACAGGCTCGTTGGACGTTACAAAGCACTGGCCTAACGGGTATGACGAAATAACGGCTCTAGCGGCCCATAATGGCCTTCTAGTGATATTCGGAAAGAACTCTATTCTTATCTATGAAGGAGCCACTAGCCCTGCCTCCATGACGCTGACTGACACAATAGGCAACATAGGCTGTGTTGCTAGAGATACAGTACAGAACGTAGGTACTGACCTTGTGTTTCTCAGTTCTTCTGGTGTGCGCTCTTTAGCAAGGACAATTCAGGAGAAGTCTGCTCCTCTCAGGGACATTAGTAGGAATGTCAGGAACGATTTAACAACCCTACTGGCTGCTGAGACAGGTGACATCAAGTCTATCTACAGCCAAGAGAATGCTTTTTATCTAGTCAACTTCCCAACACAGAACACTGTGTACTGTTTTGATATGCGCAGCCCACTAGAAGATGGTAGCTATAGAGCAACTACATGGAGCCAGATAGACCCTCTGTGTTTCCACAGACTGCAAGATGGTACAATATACTTTGGACACAGCACAGGAATTACCAAGTACGAAGGCTACAACGATGACGGTGAGCAGTACACACTGAGCTACTTCAGTAACCCGCTAGACTTTGGTAATGCTGCTAACTTGAAGTTCTTGAAGAAGTTTACTCTGACTATTATCGGTGGTCAGAACACCCCTGCTGTATTGAACTGGGGTTACGATTACAGTTCTGCTTACACTAAAGAGACTTTTACTTTTGCTGACAAGAAGATTGCAGAGTATGGTGTGTCAGAGTACAACACGCCAGATGCAGAGTATTCCGCTAGTATCATTATTAATACTAACGGCTTTAACGGAACAGGTAACGGTACTGTGGTGACTGTAGGTATTGAAGCTACAGTGAATGATGCACCGTTCTCCATTCAGAAGATAGACATTCTAGCTCTGCTGGGCAGATTAATTTAAAGAGGAAATATAGATGTCGTGGCAAGATATAATAGGCGGTGGTGCTGAATTAGCAGCCGAGTACAAACTAGCTGAAAAGTTAGCAGCAGATCAAAGGGCTATGGGTCAGACTGCCTATGATAGAGCGCAAGATTTAGGCACAACTTTGTCTAGTGCTGCTACTGGCACATTCAAACCATTCACTGTCAGCACAGGGCTTGGGCCGGGT